TGCCAAGATTTTGGGTTGTGAATTAAATCTCAATATTGCTTTTAATCAATTTCAAGGATTCATTGCCAAGTTTTATAATGATGAGAAAAAACAAGCACTTGATGTATAATATCATATAAAATACTCTGATAGTATTTTTTTTTTATCAATAGTATCATCATATTTTAATTGTAATTTAACTATAAAATTAAAATTATTAATCATAGTAATATTTATTATCATACCATCTCTATAAGGTATCCATTGTTTTATATCATAATTTATATTATTAAATTTTATCATGATATCAACACCATAAATAAAATTATATAATGATATATTGTAATTATATATAATATTATTATTATCTATAGTATATTCATTAGGTAATATTAAAGATATTATTAAATTACCACTACCATTTGTATCAATATCACCACCCATATTATATACAATATATTTTGTATTTGTATTAAAACAAAATGTATTAATCACATTACTTTCGTATATTTTTCTAGTAATTTTTAGTGTTCTTATATTATTGGTAATCAATTGATCTATATTACATTTTAATTCTAAATAAATATTATTTTTATTATATTGATGATATTTTACTGGTAATACATCATAATATTCTGCTGATGTTTCATCCCAATTATCAATATCACTATCTGAACAATCAATACTATCAGTATTTATCTTATTTGGTATAATTGAATTATTAAAGAATAATAAAATATCATTAAAATTATAAGAATCTATATTATCAAATATTTTATCACTAAAATTAAAAAATGATTTAATCTTTGAATTTTCTTTAAACAATTGTTCCATAAACAAAATAAATTTATTTTTAGTAGTTTTATTCATTATATTATATTTCATTCTACTGTTTTCGTCTATTAAAATATTATAAGCGTAATTAATTTGTTGAAATGTTTCAGTACATCCATTCATTTTATCAGGGTGATATAATTTAGCCAATTTATAATATGATTTTTTAATTTCATTTGTTGTACAGTTAGGCGATACTTGTAATATATTATATAAATCCATTTAATAATATATAAAATTATTATTGCTTAAATTGATATTTACGGGTTCGTTTTTTATTATAATTCTATTCAATTAAATTAATATATTTAATTTATATATTATATTAAAATATTATGAATAATTATCAAAATAATATAAATATTTTAATTGAATTAGGGAATAAAACGTATATAAATATTTTTAAAAAAAATAAATTAAGAAATTTTTTTAAAATAATAAATGATTGTGAAAAAATGAAAAAGAAAAAATTGATAAATTTATCTAACGAATTACGAAATTTATCAAATAATATAATAGATGTTGATATGTTAAAAATATCATATGAAAAAATATTATATGATATTGATAACTTGAATAAAATAGTTAATTTAATAAAAAAAGAAATATTATTCGATGATATATTTATCGAGATATATGGTAATTAATATCAACATCTATTTATTTGTCATATTATCTAATATTAAATATAATGATTCATAATCACGTGGACCATCGTATGATTTTGTTAAAACATTATCTTTGAACATTATCGTGGGATAACCACTTATATCCATTTGTTTAATCATTGCAGCATCTTTAACTGAATCATATGTAATAAAATTAAATTTTTTATTAAAGTTTTCTTTTAATTTATCCCAAGTACTTTTAAACATTTTACAATGTCCGCACCATTCTGCCTTAAATAACATTATATCCATTTTACCTCCACCTGATTGTTGGATATTATTATTTTCACTTAATAATTTTGAATTTTTAATATTGTTCTGCAGAATAATATATTTATTTTTGTACTTCAAATACTTATTTTTATAATCTATGTCCATATATAAATATAATAGAAAATATTCTATAGATAAAATCCTATAAATAAAATTATAATATATATTATATGAATGTAATATATATTATAATAATAATTATTATTATTATTATTATCACAACATTTAGTTTTAGTTTTGAAAAATTTGCAATAACTCTGTCGAAAATACAATATAAAAATGCTAATCTTGTTGGTGCTAAATTAATGGGAAAAAATTTATCAAACATTGATTTTAGTAATACTAATCTAACTAATGCAGATCTAACTAATGCTAATCTTGCTAATAGTAATCTTACTAATACTAATCTTACTGACGCTATATTAATAAATGCTAATTTAAATAAATGTAAATTATATAATACTAATTTAAGTGGTGTTAATATAGATGGAGCATCATTTAATGCTGCTGTATTTAATAATATTAATGGTATGGTCGACGGTATACCTAATAGTTTACCAAATAATTGGAAATTAATAAAAAAATATTTATTTGGACCTTATGTAAATTTATCAAATGAAAGTATTGAGAATTTAGATTTATCTAATATTAATTTAATGAATGCCAACTTATCATATACTATATTTACTAAATGTATATTTACTAATGCCAATTTAAAATTTACAAATATGACAAACGTTAAATTTATAGATTGTAATTTATCAAATTGCAATTTAAGAGAATCGATTGTAAAAAATGCACTATTTAAAAATGTAATATTAAATAACACTGGATTATTAAATATAGATTTATCTAATTCAGTATTAATAAATATAACTTCCAAAAATATTTATGGTTTAACATTATTACCAAAAAATTGGATATTATCAGATGGTAAATTAATTGATATATCAATTATAACTACCGAACCAAGTCCAATAGAAAAAAAATCAAATACAATAACATCAATTCCTACTACAACAAAATCTAATTTATTTATAAATAAGTATCCATATAAAATAAATCCAGATGATTTATATAAATATGATGGTATTATAGATAAAAAAACTGTTCCAAGTAAAATAATTAGTAATAATTCAATCGATTCTAATAGTTATAATAATTCAATTGATTCTAATACTAATAATACATCTAATAATTTTTTACAATTTGGACCGTGGTTATCTTCATTTTAGATTCTATCGTATAACCACGATGATATATCTTTCATTATATTATTAGGTCCAAAATCATTCATATTACATGGTGCTAATAAATTATGATATCCTTCATTAGTAATTATAATTTTTTTATCATTTGATGAACATTTTTCTATGAATTCTTGTGTTTTAATATAATCTGTAGTAGTATCATTCTTTGAATGAAAAGCAATTACTGGTGTATTAAATAAATGTAAATTTGTATTTATCCAATTAACTGCATTATAACATTCTCTTGCTATGCATAACATATGAGGATTATTATTATTATATATTGAATTTACCTTATTATTAATATATTCGATATCATATAATTCTAACTTATTATTATTACTAATTAATTTCCATGTTGGAATTAAATATGACAAGTAATACATTGATGATATTACTATATTACTGTAGTTTTTTATAATACCACATAAAGGTGATAATAATATTACACCTGCTATTTTTTGTTTATTATTAAAAACAATAGAATATTTTATTGCAATAGCACCACCCATAGAAAAACCTAATAAATAAATTGGTAAATTATTGTGATATAAATTAATATATTGAATTAATGCATCCAAATCTGATAAATAATCATCAAAATTATCAACATAATATTTCGCTCCTGAACTCTTACCATGACCTCTTAATTCTAATCCATAAGAAACAATATTATTTTTTTGAAAACAATCTACTCTGTTTATAAATGTATCCATACAATCATAATCAGATTGAAAATGTGATCCTAAACCATGTATATGTATTAATACGGCAGATGGATTACACATATCATGAGTAACTACATTTATATTAATATCATTATTACGTATAATAAAATTATATGTCATTATTATATATTATATATTAATTTTTAACATAATATAATATATATGATTGAGATATTATATTTTTTATAAAATGATTTACATCATTTACAATTGAAATATTATTATCATTCGCAATAAACCATTTATTTATTACAGTATTATAACCATAATAAATATAATGACCGCCATTAAAATTTCCAATATGAACAATACCACCTGAAAGTTTATAATTATGTCTCCAATCAAATGGAATATTTATATTTGTATTATTTTTAATCATCATATTATTAAATCTCCTTAGTACAATTAAAAGATTATTTGGCCATTTGGATGTTTCTATTTTCCTTCGTGATATTATTTTAGTTGAACATTTATCACATTTGTAATCATTTGTTAATTTTTCAACAGATTTATATTCTCTATATGATTTAGATAAATCATCTGTAATTGGTAGATAAAGTAATAGTTCATTTTCTATACGTACTGTTTCATGTAAACAACATGTTAATTTACATTTAATATTAATAGTGGTTTCTATTCCAAAATAATTATATAATTTTTCATGCATATCCTTATCAATAATATCAAAAAGAAAAATTATAAATTCAGTACTATCTTGTTGCGATGATCCATTAAATTGATTTGTTCTTTTATCAATAATTGATTTTATTTCTCTGGGATTAAAAGATGTATTAGTTTTATTATTATATTCTTTTATATTATCACGTATTTTTGTAGTTGCACATATTTGTTTTTTGGAGTCATTACTCGTATTTAACATATTAATAAAATCAGATGAATTAAATAATAGTTGTATTGCTGAATTAAGATAACAACTATTTCCAATATTGATGATACCTTTCATATATATTTAATATCATTTTATATCTTTATAAATATATATAAAAAAAATTGATAGTATTATTTATTTAATATATAGATGGTATATCTATTAATGTCTATTAATTTAAAATTAATTGGTTATAATTGGAATGATTATAATATTATATTAGAATCAAAGTATTTTACTCTACTAGGAATTTATGATTTTATGATAGAAAAAGGAATTGAATTAAATCATTTACATTTAATTAAATTTATAATAAACGGTGAAACTATTAAAGATATTAATAAGAAATATGAAATTGATGATAATATTATTACAAATATATATATATTTTCACAAGATAAAAATATTAGAGATATAATATCAAGTAAAATATTTCAAAATATAGATATTAGTACTGATAATACTATAACTATACAACAAACAGTAGATGATTTAGATAGTATAACGAAAGAAGATCGTCATATTATTAATCAACAAATAATTGAACAGTTTAAAGATCCTGATTTTAAAAAACTATTTGAAATTTGTATTACTAAACCATATCTACTAGGAATAGTTAATAATTATATTTCTAATGGAAATATTACCGGTAATATACATATAATTAATGAAACTGATGATTTCCATTATATGGATACATATAATGAAATAGAAAAATTAGGTTTTAGTTTGAATAATACAATATTATTAAAATCTATTATTACTCATTTTGAAGGATCTATTAATCTGACTATAAGATACATATTATTAAAGAATTTGATGACTGATACATCAAATCTATTATAAAAAAATTGAAAATTTATTTTAATTTCATGATAATATAGTATATCTAATTGTATCAAAATGTCATTTAGTATTATGAATAAAATTAACGATTATCGTAATAAATCAAGAGGTCATATGAAATCCAAGTCCAAAGATCTTAGAGGTTATTACGAAGCAGCATTATCACAACGTGGTAAAGAAGAAGATCAATTAAAAGAACAAACATTAAAATCACAATGTTCTTTTGGAAGTTTTGACCACAAACGTATAGAAAGTATGAGAACTATTACAAAGTCATCATTTGAGTTATTACTTGAAAAAGAACAACGTATCAAAGATGCACAAGGGAAAAAAGGAAAAAAAGAATTTCTTGATAGTAGTGAAAAAATGAGTTTAAGTATTTATAGAGAACGTGAACAAAAAGAGATTGAAAGCGATTTAGATAAATTAAAAAAGCAAGGATTGAAAGCAAATGTTTCAACTGATATGGGACGTTTAACAAAATTATTTATGGTAGCAGAATATCAATTATCATTAGATAAAGATGATAAATGGTCTGATCTATATTATACATATCGTAAGATTCTAAAATTTAATATTCCTCCCGAGATGAAAACAAAAAATGCGAAAGTATTATCTGAAATGGAAAAAATATATGAACGAATTGACACAATTAAAGAACAATTTACTAAACGTCATGGTAGCATGCCTCCATTAGATGAAACTAGATTTGTTAAATTAGATGATTGGCAATTACAATATTTAGATAATATTTTACCAAAAGATAAAACACAAAAAACAAAAAGTACTATAGTAGTTGCTTCTACATCAGCAGGTAAATCAATTTTGAGTGGTGCTATTTTCATGAAAGAAGGTATTAAAGCAATAATTGTTTTGGCAACAACTCCATTATCTTGGCAATCAGCAGGAATGACTGTTAAAGTATCTGGCAAAGATGTTCCATTAATAACTAGAACTTTTCAATCAGAAACAGAACGTGATAAATTAATAAGTATGATTGAAAATAGTGGAATGGTAGTTGGTACACCTGAACATTTATTAAATTATTTACCATTAGTAAATGTAAAATGGAATCAAATTGTAATTGATGAAATTCATATGATGGGTAAAAAAGCAAGTTGTGAGATGGAAACTTTATGTAAGGTATACTCCGATGTACCCACCGTATGTCTTTCTGCTACAATTGGTAATGTCGAAGAATTACAAGGATGGTTCCAACGTATTGGTCACGCTGAAATGGATGTAATTAAATGTGAGAAAAGATTTTTCAATTTACAACGATTTTATTTTGACAAGTCTCAATTAATTCGTATCCATCCTTTGTCATCAGTTACAATTGACGACATTGTTTCTGGAAATATTCTTAAAATGACATTAAACGCAACTCCTCCAGATGTATGGGACCTTGCAAAACAACTAACTGCCAAATGTAAAATAGGTAATCTTGATCCATATAAATATTTTACTAATACAATGGTAATACAATTAGATGAATCGATGAAATATTTTAATGATATGTTACAATGGATGGTTGATAATTATAGTAAGAATAAGAAAGTGCTTGATAATATTATTAAATCATACCATCACGATGATTTGAAATCGGATAATGTATCATTATACGATGTCGCTACATGTCTGAAAAAAGAAGAAAAATTACCTGCTTTATTTTTCCACACTAATTCACATACATGTCTTGATAAGGTTAAACATTTTAGTAGAAAGATTAAAGAGATGGAAGATACAGCGCATCCAGACTTGTTAAAACAAAGATTAAAAATGCATAAACGTGCCCAAGCAGTAGATAAGGCAATGGATAAATTAAAAATAGATGGTTTAAATCCAAATCAAATTCAAAAGTTAATGATGAAAGATACTTTTGAAAATGATACATCAGATAATATCTCATTTAATGAACCACATGTAGATTTTATATTTAATAGTAACCAGTTTTTTTCACAACATATGATAGATGGATGGAATAAGGAATTAAAAAGATTTTTTCCTTCAAATGGTAGTGAGTATCACTATATAATAGATCTATTATGGAGGGGCGTAGGTGTGTATGTAAAAGGTTTACCTGATCCTTATCTTAATATTATTCAAAAACTAGCATGTGAAGGAAAATTAGCAGTTGTCTTTAGTGATGACTCGCTTGTTTTTGGTGTTTCAATGCCTTTTAGAACATCTGTTATAACATTGGACGAAAATATAGATTCAATGATGTATCACCAAATGGCAGGACGAGCAGGACGTCGAGGGTTAGATAAAGAGGGTAATGTTGTATTTGTTGGATATTCTTGGAATAATATTATATCTTTGTCTACTAGTAGTATTCCAAAAGTAGAAGGATGTGATACAATGTTCTATGGTATGGGATACGCTGCAAAATTATCTGATGATCCGAGATGGAATAATATTACCAAGAACTTTCTCTTATCAAAGATTACAGCGGAAGATGCTGAAGAATTTTACCAAAGTATTGAAACTAATCTAAGTATTCCGATGGAAGATGGTGGATGGGATTTTGCAAATAGTACTGATAAAAATTTTCTTCATATGATGTGGTGTCTGCGACATACAGAAGATTGTATACGAATTGCGTTTTTATTACCATTCATGAGAAAGATCTTTTGTAATTGTAATCCTTCAAATGAAAATACACAGATTGAATTTGCAAAGTTTTTATTACAATTTATTGATATTGTAGAAACAAACCCAAACCCTGATAGTAGTAATATTATGACGATCGCAGAATGTGGTAAAAATTATAATATTCACACACATTTTCAAAGTTTAGGATTGGATATACCAGACGATGTAGATTCTTCCATTTACCAATCTATACAAATGAACCACATGATTGAAGGATCTAATATTAAAGAGAAAGGTTTATTACGAGAAAGATTATATTGTTTTGGTGAAAAAATTCGTATAATTCAGAATTATTTTTTCCATTCAGAAGACATTACTCTCGCTCGATTACTTGCCAAGTTATTAACTAGAATCTGGTGGATATATCACTTGAGTTCTCCTGTAATGGAATCAATCAATCGATACTTTGAAGAAGATGATACAATTAAAGAGGAAGATTAAAAATTTATTTATTAATATTAATTTAATTTAAGTTTAATTATATAATTATTATAGTAAAATTTAATAAATAATACAAATAACATTGATACATATGTTACAAATATTATTATTAAATTATAATTAAAATCATTTTCAACTGGAGGATAGTAAAAGTATAAACAAATAAAATTTGGAATAAATAATTGAATTAATTGCATAGATGTTATATATTGTTTAATTCTTCTCACTTGATTTATTTTTAATAAACATCCCAAGTAATATGAATACATTATAGTATGAACAAATGAATTTGAAATACTTGCTACCCATATTGAATCTACTTTATATATATAAAGTAGATGCCAACTACACACAGCACCTATATGATGAAATTTTTGAAGAAAAATAGGAGATTTTCCATTTAGATATAATAAAAAAGTATCTAAAAATTCATAATATTTTGACAAATAAAAATAATAAATTATTTTATCAAATTCTGGATTCTGAAAATAATAATTTGATTTAAATACAATTCCATCATTGTACAAAACATTGCATAAAGATATAAATGTCCAAGCACTAAATAATATTAAGATTCCATTATGAATAATAGAAATTATATTTAATAAATTTGAATTTATTCTTAGTTCTTTTGGATATTTAATATAACCAATTATTGCAATAAAAGGTATGAAATGATATAATATATAAGGAAGCGAATACATAATTATTATCATTAATAAATACTATTTATATCATTTTCTTTACGAGGGGGACTTGTCTCATAGTAATCTTTATATCCATTCAAACTCATAATTTATAATCTATATAATACTTATATATGGAATATGAATATTATAATAGATATATTAAATATAAAACAAAATATAATAAATTAAAAAAAATGATGGGAGGTACAATATTATCGCGTAATTATTATCTACATGTTCGTTTTAATAAAGATATAGAAGATCGTATTAATACTCTTATAGATTTTTTATATAATAATGTACCAATAGTATATCACTTGAATAAAGATATGATGCCAGCACATATTACTTTATCATATGGTCCTTTGGTTAGATACGATGATACTCATAGTCCATCTGAATATGAAATTAAAGATGCACTTGAATTTAGTAATATTTATCCAGGATTCCTAGAAATTTTTAAAGACATAATACCGGATATAGAATATATTGGTGTTACACCATTTTTACATCGTGATAAAATTGTAATTAAAATAGAAGTAGAATCAACTGTTTTATTAGAAATGGTTAAATATTGTAGATCTACAATATTATCATATAATACGACTGTAAAAGAATGGAAACAAGAATATGATACTATAAAAGAAGAACTTTCTATAAAATTTCCTCATATATTTAAAGAAGAAACATCATATGATGAAAATCCAATCGGAACATTACATATAACATTAATTAATTTAAAGTATGATACACCTGAAGCAATTGTAATAGATATAATAAAACTAGCAGAACATGAATTATTAAAAATTGGAATTAAAAAAGGTATAATATTAATTCCAGATAGAATTGATTTAAAAACACCTATTACTAAAAAATTTATTGATGTATTTAAATATAATGAGTAGAAATATATTCTAATTTAATCGTATTATTACTAAATGCGATGATACTGATTCAGCACCTCCTGCTAATGGTGTAATTGTTAGCGCTGTAGAATTACCCGCAGGGTTACGAATAGTTAATATATTATTAATAGTTGTTGTATTAATTAAACACATTCCAACTAATTGACTAGATCCTGTTGCTCTACCCACTGTGGTATATGTTAATTGTATATTATTTAATGTGACCAATAATTGTCCTGCTTCAGTTACACTAACTTGAAATAATACTTGATATGTTCCGATTGATACTAATGTAATGTATCACGATGAGTATGATGGGAACTCATATATATATATATATATATATATTATTTATTATTTATAAACGTTTATTTTAAAATTTCTTAATATTAATTTTTAAAAGAAAAAATTGATATTTCTATTTAAAGTTATAAATCATCATTCATTTAAATGCCAAAAGCTACAGATTATGAGAAAATGACACCACGTGAACATGTTCTTGCACGTCCCGATACATATATAGGTTCAATAGAAAAAGTAACCGAGATGATGGATGTATGTAAACCAACCGAAGATAATTATAGTATTGTTAGTCAAACTATTACATATGTTCCAGGTTTTTGGAAATGTTTTGATGAATTACTAGTTAATGCAAGTGATGCGAGAGAGAATGATCCATCATGTGATACAATAAAAGTTACATATAATAAAGAAGAAAAATATATTAAAGTTTATAATAATGGTGACAAGGGTATACCAGTCGAAGAGCATCCAGTTCATAAGACTATGGTTCCATCAATGATCTTTGGTGAAATGTTAACTAGTTCTAATTATGATGATACAAAAAAGAGAACAACAGGAGGTAGAAATGGTTATGGAGCAAAACTCGCTAATATTTTGAGTTGTCGGTTTGAAGTGGAGGTGGGTGATAGCAAGAATGGCAAATTATTTCATCAAGTTTGGAGAGAAAATATGAGTATTGCTGATAAACCAAGTATAAAAAAATATACAAAAAAAACATCTTATGTTGAAGTTACATTCTATCCAGATCTAAGTAAATTTGGATTAGATACAATGGATGATGATCATTTTAATCTATTTTATCGTCGTACAATAGATATAGCTGGAATATCAAGTGATAAGAACAAAGTGTATTTTAATGAGACTAAGATTAATATTACTAATTTCAAACAATATATTCAATTATATTATCCAACTAATGAAATTTATTATGATGATAGTAATGATAGGTGGAAAGTAGGATGTCTATATATTCCTGAAAGTAATAATAAAGTTATTTCATTTGTAAATGGTATTTCTACTTATAATGGAGGATCACATGTAAATCATGTAACTGAAAAGATTATACGACCATTAATTGATGATTATATTAAGAAAAAGGACAAGGATATTAAAATTACACCTGTCGTATTGAAAGATAATCTTGTATTTTTTATAAATAGTATGATAGAGAATCCAGCATTCAGTAGTCAGACAAAGGATACACTTACTACTAAAGTAAATAAATTTGGATCATCATATGAACCACAAGATAATTTTATAAAGAAAATTTCTAAATGTGGAATAGTAGAACAAATGATCCAACTTGCCAAATTTAAAGAGACATCTCAATTAAAGAAAAATGATGGAAAGAAACAAGTAACATTATATGGTATTCCTAAATTAGAAGATGCCAATAAAGCAGGTAGCAAAGATTCTCACAAGTGTTCATTAATATTGACAGAAGGTGATTCGGCCAAGGCATTTGCTATGGCAGGTCTATCTATTATTGGTCGAGATCATTTTGGTGTTTTTCCATTAAAAGGAAAATTATTAAATGCTCGTGAAGCACCTATAAAACAGTTAATGGGCAATGAGGAGATAAATAATTTAAAAAAAATAATAGGATTAAGACAAGATCTTAAATATGACAATGAAGAAGATTTTAAAACACTTAGATATGGACGTATTATATGTCTTACTGATCAAGATGTAGATGGGTCCCATATTAAAGGATTAGTTATGAATTTTGTTCACTATATATGGCCAGAATTAGTTAAACGGAATGGTTTTATTACATCATTCGCAACACCAATTGTAAAGGCATTCAAAGGTAAAGAGGTAAAAACTTTTTATAATTTGACAGAATATAATACTTGGGCAGAAACTAACACAGGATGGAGAATCAAGTATTATAAAGGGTTAGGTACATCAACTTCTGAAGAAGCGAAAGAATATTTTATAGATATTGAAGATAAATTGATTAGATATTTTTGGGAAGCAGCAGAAGAAAAATTACGAAAAGGTTCGGATGATTCGATTACACTAGCATTTCAAAAGAATCGTGCTGATGATAGAAAAGAATGGATAAGAAGTTACGATAAAGATGAAATTCTTACATATGAAGATAGAATAGTCTCTTATACAGATTTTATAAATTATGATTTGAAACACTTTTCTATTTATGATAATATTAGATCTATTCCAAATATAATTGATGGTATGAAACCATCTCATAGGAAAATTTTATATGGTTCATTTCTAAGACGATTAGATAGAGATGAAGTGAAAGTTGCACAATTAGCAGGTTTTGTTTCCGATAAAGCAGCGTATCATCACGGTGAAATGTCATTAGTTGGAACAATTGTAGGAATGGCGCAAAACTTTGTAGGATCTAATAATATTAATCTATTGGAACCAAATGGACAGTTTGGTACAAGATTAATGGGAGGGAAAGATGCTGCTGCTGGTCGTTATATTTGGACTAAATTAACAAATACGTGTTTAAAAATATTTAATAAAGCAGATAACATGGTACTATTGGAGCAATATGAAGATAATGAAACGATAGAACCAGAATACTATGCTCCAATTCTTCCAATGGTTCTTGTTAATGGTACCGAGGGAATTGGTACTGGATTTTCAACATATATTCCCTGTTTTAACCCAATTGATATTATAAATAATCTGCATAATATAATGGATGGTAAGAAATTTAAGGAAATGAAACCATACTGGAAAGGTTTTAATGGTAGTGTAAAGAAAATTGATAAAAAGAATTTTGAAGTATCTGGTGTATACACTATTAAAAAGAATAAATTAGTAGTTACTGAATTACCAGTTGGTACATGGACTCAAAATTATAAAGAGTTTTTAGAAAAATTATATGAAACTGAAAACGCTAAAGCAAAAGAAGATCGCGTATTTTTAGGTTTTAAAGAATTTCATACTGATAAGACAGTACATTTTGAACTTGAATTTATACCTGATTATATTGAAACAGTTGTAAATATAATGAAAGATTATCATCTTACTGGTAAAATATCTCTTAATAATATGACTTTATATTCTACTGATAAAAGTATTAAAAAATATGATTCAGCGCAAGAAATAATGTTAGAATATTATACTACTAGATTATCATTATATGAAAAAAGGAAGAAATATATTTTAGATACAATGTTGAATGAACTAGATGTTATATCAAATACAGTTAGATTTATTCTAATGGTTGTTAAAAATGAGTTAGTTGTTAACAATAGGAAAAAAATAGATATTGAAAAAGATTTAGAATTAAATAATTTTCCTAAATTGAGTAAAAACACAGATACTATCTCATATGATTATCTATTATCTCTAACAATCTATCAATTAACATTTGAAAAAATAGAAAAACTAAAGAAAGATATGGATGAAAAACAAGCAGAATATAATATGTTGAAAGAAATTACACCAATTGATATGTGGAAAAATGAATTAAATGAATTGTTGAAAGATTTAGTTTAAAAATTAAATATTATTTTTTTATCATTATATATATATATATATATAATGGTATCAATACCTTTAACACAACCTATAAATAATATACCGTTTCAATATATTCCTAATGATCCAAATAGAGTTTTAACAAGAGAACAGGTAAAATATATTGAAGATAATATACTGGCACCATATGTATTTAAATTAAATAAAACTGTTATGAGTGGTTCAATACCTTCTATAGATAAGGGAGAGATTAGAAGACTGATGCAAGAACAATTACCTAGTTTAATCCCACCTAGTATTACTAAAGAAGAAGTTACTACACAATGTAAAGCAATAAATAATGAATTGAAAACTGCCTATAATGAATTAAGAACACAATTAGGAGTAATTACTAGTATGGGTATAAATGATAGATTACGAAATCTCGAAGATCAACATATCATATTAACAAATGGGAAAGCAACAGATGCTGATATTGATAGGAAAATAAATGAATTTAAGGCGTCTATTAAACGCGAATTTACAGCAGAACTTGAACAAAATATAAGAGATTTAGAAGCAAGAATAAATACTATAACTGGTGGTAATAAAGCAGAATTACAACAAAATATAGAACAACTTAGAACACTTGTAAATACTTTACCTAAAAATAATATAGATAATTCTCAAATACAGAGATTACAAACAGCATATGATACATTGACTCAGAGAATATCAGTATTACCTGATATGAATGGGATAACACAGCAAATTCAAGGAATGCAAGACCGTATTCAACAATTTTCTAGAGAAAATATAATTGATACAGTTAAACCATTAATAGAGAAAACAGTTGGAGACAGTGTACATAATGTTTATGATGATATAGACCAATTGAAACTTACCAATACACAAAAAATAGGACAAATAAGTAATGACAATATATTATTAAAACAATCTAATAAAAAATTAGAAGATAGAATAACAGCAACGGAAACAGAAATACGTAATATAGTAGCACATATTACTACTATAGATACTACTATTAAAAAATTAGATAAAGACCACGCTGATTTACTTACATTTAGAGAAAATTTAAATACACATTTCGATGATTCGATTCAATCTATTCAAAAATATATGCAGGATAATATTATAAAACAACAGGAAGCGTTGAAAGAACAATTCACTAATTTATTACGCGAAAATACTGATTTAAGTACTAAACTAGAGAAACAAGGTGAAATAGAAAAAAAATACACTCAGTTGAGTACACAATTTACTGCATTCCAAAAAACTTTTAAAACTTTAACGGATGATTTTAATACCCTTTCAACAATAAAAGATATGGAACAGTTAAAAAGAAATTTTCAACAAATTATATCTGACTTAACTAAAAAATATATACAAAAAGATGAATTAATTCAAAATAGAACTACCATGTTAGATTTTATTAATAAATTAGTTCAAAATATTAACGATTTATCTTTTAATTTATCAAATATACAAGATATAGGGGATTTAAAAAGACATTTTACAGACGAGATTACAAAGTTAGGTATTCTACATGATGCCATACAAGCGAGCAAATAAATAAATAAATTGTAATATTTTATTTCAAATTAATTAAATATTTAATACATTTTAAATATTTAATTTTTTTATAACATATATATAATGACAACTATGAATATTAATAAAATCATACAGCCAAATTTATCACCTGATATAATTAAATACATTGATGCTAAGATAGAAGAAAAAGCAGATAAAACTGATTTGGAAAAATTTAAATCAACATTAGTTTCATTTAAAATGAATATAGATAAAATGGTAAATGATAAATCAAGTATTAATGATATTTCATCAAAATTATCAGAATTTACGAAAAGTATTGACATGATAATTGATAATATGGGAACAATTAATACTGAATTGGAAAAAATATCATCATATGATGCCAAATATAATGACCTTAATGCTAATATGATTAAATTACAAGAAAAAATTGATAATATTCCTGAAGGTACTGTATCACAAAAAACACAAGAAATTATGAATGAATTATTACGTTTAATTGATACAAAATCAAATATATCTGATGTTGAATCAAAATTTTCTGAATTTATTAGTAATATGGACAATTTAGTAAAACCAATTATTGATAAGGAATTACATTCAATAAACATGATTATACCAACATTAATAACAAATGACCATTTTGAAGCAAAATTAGAAGAAATTAAAAATTCAATTAATGTGAAATCAGAATCTCCTAATGATCTAAATGTAGATAGGATACCATTATTAGAATCAAATATAGAATCAATAAATAAAAAATTTGACGATATGACTAATTTATTTAAAATAATAGAAACAAAAATAGGAAAATCAAACGGTGTACCGAAAGAAATTTATAATATATTTAATGAAATTATAAAATTGATTGATACTAAATCAAATATGTTAGATGTAGAAGAAAAATTTACAGAATTTAGAAGTAATATTAATAGTAACTTTGAAGAAATGATACAAAAAGAACTAACACAAATAAATACATTAATACCTTCTCTTGTAACAAAAGATGATATGATTACACAATTAGAACAATACAAAAAAATGACAAATAGCGAATTAGTAAAAATACCATTATTAGAAAAAATTATATCTTCAATGCATTTAAAGTATGGAGAAATAGTTAAAGTTTTTAGTATTATAAAAGATAAATTAAATAACAATACTAAAGTTTCAGATGATATTTATGGAATGGTTAATAATATGATGGGACTTATTACAAAAAATACAAATAATGATGATATTATAAAAACTCTTCAAAATGAAATACAACAATTTAATAATACGATTGATTATAAGATTGGAAGTACTATTAAAAATGAATTAATTACAATAAATGATATGATATCAAAATTAGCAAGTAAAAATGATATTAAAATAGAATTAGATAAATATAAAAAACTAGTTGATACAGAATTAATTAAAATACCATTATTAGAGTCAATTGTTGGATCTGTTAATAAACAATACAAATTAATGACAAATAGTATTGATAATATTATGAATAAATTGAAAGAAACATCTGAAATGACTCCAATAATTAAAGAGAAAATAGAATTAATGCAAAAAAATATTGATAGTAAAGCAAATATATCAGATATTATGATAAAATTTTCTGATTTTACAACAACTTTAAATAATAGTATTGAAAATAGAATTAGAACTGAACTTGATATAATTAATAATATTATACCCACACTAGTTAAACAAGATAAATTAACATATGAATTAGATTTATTTAAAAAATCAATTGATGTTAAATTAAAAAAAATACCATTATTTGAAACAATTATAATGTCAATGAATACACAGTATAAAGAAATAATAAATATAATAAAAATTATTAAAAAGAAATTAGATAAAAAATTAGAGAAAATACCAATAGAATTATATGATAGAATAAATGAAATTGAAGAGTTGGTAAAAACAAAGTCAAATATGAAAGATATTGAAGAAAAACTATTTGATTTTTCTTACAAAATACAAACGAGAACTAAAATAGATATAATGACTGAAATTAATAAAATAAATGATATAATACCCATCCTAGTTACTAAAGATGAAATTAAAAATGAACTAGATCAATATAAAGAAATTAATTTATTACAAAATAATAATAATATTATACAGATAAATGAAATAAAAGCACAATTAGAACAATACAAACATCTGACTAATACTTTGATAATATCTATAGATAGTAAATACAATGATATGATGAATGTTATAAATATTATAAGTAAGAAACTAAAAAAACCAACTATATCAAAAGAGATTTATAGATATTTAATTGATTTGCATAAACTAGTTGAAAGTAAATCTAGTATAATTGATGTTCAGAATAAATTTAGTGAATTTAATAAAATAATTGATACAAATATATATGATACTATAAAACATGAATTACAATATATTGATAAACTGATTCCTGAATTGACAACTAAAAATGAATTAGTATTACAATTAAATGAATACAAAAAAATATCTGATAATAAGATTGAAGAATATAATCAAATAAATAATAATAAAATTGAAGAATATAAACATCAATCTGATAATATGATTAATATTATGAATCAAAAATTAGAAGAATATATGGAATTAAGTAAAACAATAGAATTAAATTTTTATAAAAAATATGATGATATAAATACTATTATTAAGAATATTGAAATAAAACTCGATAAAAAAACACTAATTTCATCTGAAATCAAAGATACATTAGAAGATTTACAAAAACAAGTTAATATGAAATCTAATATTTCTGATATTGAAATTAAATTTATTAATTTTATAAATAATATTGATGATATAGTTAAACCATTAATTAAAATGGAATTACAAATACTAAATGATATTATTCCTACATTATCAACAAAAGATATGATGAAAGATTTTCAAAAGACGATTGATATAAAAATGAATGATATGGAAAACACAATAGATCAAATAGATGTTTCAACAAGTCATATGTATAGAGATATAAAACAAAATATAGATAAAATTAATATAAAATTAAATAATACACCAGAAGTACCGAAAGAATTAAATCAAGTATTAGATAAATTAAATCAAATGATTGGATATAAAGAAAATATAGGTAATATTGAAGATAAATTCTTAGAATTTGTTAATAACCTAGACAGTATTGTAAAATCATCGATAGCTGGTGAAATATCACAAATTACAAATATATTACCAAATATAATAACACAAGATAAATTAAAAATACAATTTGAAGAATATAAGAATATTATTGATACTCAATTAAATGATATTATACCAACATTGATTACCA